ATAAGGTACGCCGCCTCTAACCTCCGCAGGACACTTCTTAAGAAGTTCCTGCCTAAGGAGGGAAGAGTCTCGTGCGCCACCGATCGTGCCGCTTTGACGTTTCTACAGGCTAATCACCTGTCGAGCGTCTGGAAGTGGACGTGCGAGGAGCCGGATGTCTGCGATGCGTTTAACCGCGCACGCAGGCAGCTGGACAACTTCTTTCACGTAGGCCCCGATCTTCTGTTCTCCAGTTATCTTTCGATCCTGGAGAATGGTCGTACAGGGCCCGGTAGTTCGCTGGTAAGTGATGGCCAGAGCTTCTATGCGAAGCTTGGTTCTACTGAACAGCTAACCACGACGTCTCTTGATCTGTACTATCTGTACAGGTCATACCTGGCCATGTTCCCGCTGTGGGAGGAAGGCGAAAGCCTTCGAGCCTCTCAAGCGAAGAGCAGTGTTAGGGTAGTCGATTGTAGCAAGATGACATTCGTACCGAAGAATGTTGATACTGATCGGGGAATCTGTGTTGAGCCCTCCTTGAATATGTTCTTCCAATTGGGTCTCGAGGGCGTTCTTCGTGAACGCCTTCGGACTCTTTGGGGAATAGATATAGGATCTCAGCCGGAATATAACCGTGTCCTCGCTCGCATTGGGAGCAGGGATGGCAACTTTGCCACCCTTGATCTCTCCAGTGCGTCTGACCTCATCAGTGTTGAGCTGTGCCGACAACTTCTACCTCGATGGGTGTTTGATACACTCCTTGAGCTTAGGGTCGGAAGCACTTACTTACCTGACTATGGCCTTAAAGTGGACCTCGGGATGATATCAACGATGGGAAATGGTTTTACATTTCCTATCATGACTATTATCCTGAGCAGTGTCGTTCGAGCATGCTATGCCGTCCTCGGGATCCGAATTTCGGATAACCAGCAGGATGTAGCTACCCATGCCGTTGTTCCTGGGAACTGGGGTGTGTTTGGTGATGACATCATCGTCGTAAGCGAAGCTTACGATCTTGTTGTCAGAACCTTGCACGCCATGGGCCTCAGCGTCAACATGTCGAAGTCCTTTAATCAAGGACCGTTCCGCGAATCCTGTGGTCATGACTATTACAATGGTCATGACGTGCGCGGTGTCTACCTGAAACGGTTGGCATCGCGACAGGACGTAGCGGTCGCCGCGAATCTCTTGAATGATTGGAGCTTCAGGACTGGCATTCCTCTACCGTGTGTGGGAGAACTTATAGAGGGCGAAAGCCTTCCATTCGTTCCCTTCTACGACGGTTTTGACGCTGGTCTGAGAGTTCCATCATCCATCTTTAGGGGCAGGTCGCGCCATCAGAAGCTCGTTTATCGAGCTTTTGAGGCGCGGCCTATCTCCTATCGAATAGGTGATGGAGTGATCCATCACCCGAAGAGCGGACGCGGGTGGTTTTACAATGGGCCTATGCTGTTGTTGAGCCTCCTTAAGGGCGAACTTCGGAACGGGAAGATCTCCGTTAGGCAAAACGGGGTTCATTACCGTACTAGAAGGCGCATAACACCCT